GATAGAATAATAGGTAGGAGTATAGCTTCCATTACTTACGCTTCTTTTTATCGCCAGAAGGCTTTACAGGTCGTTCTGGTTGTGGTCGTTTTGTCGCCATTATACATTTCCTTCTTTTAGTTGTTTAGTTAAGACTTCTTTAGCTTCCTGTACTCTTACGTTCACTGTGAACTCTGTGTGGAGCTTTGTAAGATTATCAGAGATTTGTCTGACAAGCAAATTCGTTTCCGTCATTTGTTGTTGAAATCGACTTAATTCTTCCCGTACAGGTTGTACGGCCTCTTTAATCATCTCCTTAGCTTTTGCTTCAGATACAGCATCCTTAGCAGAAGCTTTTAAAGCTTTGATGTCACTGTCTTGAGACTTCCATATCCAACCACATAAACCTATCACAGCTAACCATAACCACTTAGCAACGAACGCTAATACACCAGCTTCAGCACTCATTTCTTATCACTTAGCGGAGCATTAGTAGCTTCACGGATTGCCATAAATACTAAAGACATTCCGACATAGAACATCGGATACCAATTACCAAAAACCTCTGCAAACATTCCTAAGTTCACCTCAAGAATACTCAACCCTGCCATAGCGACAGCAGCCCAATATGTTTTGGATTTAAATCTCTGTTTAATTTTCGTCCACATAGTTTCCTCTTATTTATAATAGTTGTCAAGAATTCCAGATTCCATCATTGAAGAGTTACGTTTCCAACGTGCAGGGGTTTGCCTTGCAGCTAAGCTATCTAGTATTTGTTTGGAAGCTTCTTCCCAATCTGAGACTTCAATAGCTTTCCACATCTTCTTGAACAGGGTTATCCCTGTTGTTCCAACTTGATATGCCGATGAAATAAGAACAGCTTTACGTACATCGTTGCATTTAGACCAAGCAAGAGGAAACTTCTGAGATAAGGAAAATACAATCTGTTTGATTCTATCTTCTACCCAAGGGAGTTCTTTTTCTTTTGTAGTGGATACATCTGGCAGAGGCTCATTCTTCTTACCTACCACTCTACCCCACCCAATAGTTGGATACCGTTCAGTACAGTAATAGGGTTTAGAAATAAACCCTTCGTCAAGCTTAATTATATTTAATGCTAACGTCACACACCACCCCCTACAACCACAGTAAATGCAGACGTAGCCGATCTGTTGTCACTAAGATTAGATGCTCTACTTATTGTGATATTGTAAGAGCCATCTCTTTCTGTTGTTGTAGTGTAACGGACAAACCTATTTGTATTAAGTGATTGGTTAGTGCCTGATATGTTTGTTGCAGAAGCAGCAACACCAGAAAGTAAACTACTCCTAATAACAAAATCTGATGCTGCTGCACCTATTGGTAAATACCTACCAAGATTGACAGAAGGAACACCAGACCTTTCTAGGATGCAATCCCCAGAAGTGTTAAAAGTTAAGATAACCTCAGCAGTACCAGAAGGTACGTTCTGACCAAAGGCATCTCCCCACACTAAAACACTAGGCCAATAAGCTGCTGTATTCTTAGCAGCAAACAGAGTGTTCAAGTCTGCGCCAGAGGAAAGTTGAAATCCTGTGGGCGCTGCTGAACTCCCAAATACAATAGGTGCATATCGAGTGTTAATATCCGTACCGGATGATAATTGAAAACCTGTAGCAGAAGGTGATGTGCCTGTCACGTAAGGATCAAATACATCATCCAAATCTGCACCAGAACTGACTAGGAAACCTGTTGCCATATTTATATTCCTTTAGAAAGAATCAAATGTACTGCAAGTTTACCGTAATCAACTGTGAGGTATCCGTTGGCATCCTTCTCTACACAAGAAGGGAACACTTTAGCCACAACAGAAGCATCAACACCGCTATCGGCTTTACCACGTAATTGTTCAGGAACTACATCTAAATGTTTCCATGTCCATGATTTAAGTTTAATTAAATCTACATCTGGAACAGGTTCATGGTCTAGCATAGTATCTTTTAACTGAGGGTCAGAAGATACACGATAAGCTGGAGCAAAAACAGTAGATGTGAATGTCATTGTACCAGATTTACTCTGACTGCCACTTGTTCTAATTACTGAACTATCTACTGCAATTGCGTCAGCACCTACAGATATACCATCTCCTGCGCCAACGTTCAATGTCAAGTTAGAGCTAAGAACTCCGCCCCCTGTTAAACCGCTTCCAGCGGTGATAGAGCGTGTTGTTGGCACAGCCCCTACATCAGCAGCAGTTAATGTAATAGCGTGGCTATGACTCTCTGCGCTAACGCTGTTAGTGGTTGCGGCAGTGATTGTAGATGGAGTACCTAAAGTAATGGTACGTGAAGTTGTTAGATTACCTCCACCGGATAAACCATTCCCCGCTGTAATCACTAAAGCGCTAGAAGCAAAATCACCTGTATTTGAAGTAGCTGCTGTACCTAATGCCAAATCAGAACGTACTTCAGAAGCTAGGCTTCTAGATAAGATTGTTCTGGTGAATGTAGTTGTACGGCTATTGAAATGGTCTGTTGTTCTTTCTGGTGTCATAACGACAGCAGAGGATGTACCACTCTGAGCTTGGATTAAAGAAGCTAAAGCTAACGTAGCAACATTACTTAACCCTAAGTTAGTTCTAGCAACGTTTATATCTGTTAAATCAGATAAGTTAAGAGAACGTTGTAATGCCGCGCCAGAAGAAGCTAATAAACTATCCGTAATACCTTCTAAGTAATCTTTCCATTCTCTGATAGCATTGAACTGAAAGTTTAAGTATTGTCTTGGGACAGGTTGATCTTCTTGTTGACCTTCTGATTTAAAATCAAATGGCTCTAGTTTATTAGGATTACCACTTACCCCTGTGGTTACATCATCTGTAGCCCACCGTAAATCTGAACTTGGTTTCATTAAATAACTGCCTCAATTGGAATTTTGGTGTCTGGGAGATCCTCTCCCACTTCTGGTAATATGCCTGTGTCTAGCAGGTTATCTATTTCTACTGGTATCCAAGGTAATCTACCTCCAGCCACTAAAGTAGGTCCAACACGTACACCAGCAGATACAATCAACTGAACAATCTGCCTCTGTTCTTCTGTGAGTTTTTCTCCAGAGATGTACAAAGATATAGCAGCAGGGAATACTTCAAACACTCTTACTTCGTTAGATTGTGTAAGTAGTTTCACAATGTTTTGTACGTCAGAGATTGTACCCTTAGAGTTGTTGATGAATATCTTAATAATTATCTGCTGACGATAGGCATCATCAGAAAGGTTGTTACGGGAAATACCTACAATTCTTCCTATGAAATCTAATGATAACCCTGTAGCTAAATTAATATCCTTCTGACCTAACACTTCAAAAGCAATAGTTTCTATTTCCTCTTGAAGCTCTAAATAGATAGCCACTAAATCTTGATAGTTTTTACTATCTTTAAATTGATAGAGAAGTCTATCAAGGCCTCTCTGTACAATATCTTGATTTACAGGAACTGTCATAGTAATGGCTCCACTGTAACTCTGTTCAAAGAAAAGCTGCTTTCTTCGAATTCACCAATCTCTATAGTAGCAGCAGAGTAGCTTACAGGAGGTATAGATGGGTTAGTGCTTGTGCCTAACGTTACAGTGACAATACCTAACCCATCAATGTTTCTGTAAATGTCTGGAAGGAATCGTGTTGGGATAACATCTTCACCAATATCTAAAGATAGACCATATAAGTAAGCTTGATTAGCTATTAGAGAATCAATATCATCTGGAGCAGGTTCTTCGTCGTAAAGTTCATACTGTACTTTTACCCAAACAATGATTTCATCTGGGCGAGAGAATTTAATTTCCCTTACAACACCTGAATCATCAGCTACGTTCACTGTGATGTCTCCGAAGGTTTGTATTCCAGCAGCTTTACTTCCTAAGATTGTACTTCCAATCTCTACGTTATCTCCTCCCTTTACAACACATTCAAAACTATGTGCAGGAAGCCCTGTAATTGGGTCTGTTGTATCTAAGACGTTATCACGGATGAGAACTTTCTCTACGCCAGCTATAGCCAATAATTTAGCAACAATAGCAGCTTCTGTACGTAAACCAACAAGCTGTGTAGATAAGCTATGACGTAAACGTAAATCGTCGTCTGATTCAACAGGGGCACCAATACCCCAAGCATCTAAATTGACCACTGAAAGGTTAGACTGTGGTGTTTGTAAACGGTTGATACTTCCAGCAGGAAATTCAATGTTAGACAACACTTCACTTCTTGCAGCAACACGAGATGTAATGTTTACAATCTGTACGTTGTTTGTCACCATCTCAAAACGAATACCATTACTTCCAGAAGCATTCTTAACAGTTACTATACCTGTTGGAGAAGCAGAAGCAATAAACAACGGAGAGGTGATTGCAGCTACAATACCGTTACCAATTTCTACCTTTGTAGCACTACTATCTGATGTGTATGTATATGTATTGTTGTTTAAACGTATTGTGTAAACTGTAGAATTCTGCGCAGTGAAATCTATCACCACAGAGTAACATAAATCTTGGTTAATCCGTAAGACGCTTTCTGTTAAAGCAACATCCCTGTTAACGGACACAACCTTTGTACCAGCAGGTACTGTAGTGGGTGCAGTTGTAGTTGTGAAGTACAAAAACCCTGTAGAGTATCTACCAGCTAAACGAGTGATACCAATGTATTGAACTAACCTATCTAACAACACACCTTCTGCACGTTCTATATCTCCCGCAGCATAAATAGCTTGCAACAGTTCATGAGATTCAGCAGATGATGTAGCATAGACAGTGTTTAGAATACCAAGTATTGCAGTTTCTGATAAATCAATATTAGGATTACCAGAGGTGTTGAGAATATTTGTTTGTAGTTCTTGCAAGAGTTCAGGGAATCTCTTTGTAACCAACCCTGTTGCTGTAACTGTCATAAGAGTTCGATTTCCCTAATATTAAAATTAAAAATTTGATTGTCCGATGTTTCCGCTGTGAATGCTGCACGATAGAAACCATCCACAGTAATTTCAGAAATGTATTGTGTTATACGTAATACACCTTCTACACTTCGTATAATGTCTATAAATATTGTGTCTACATATTCTTTAGAAACACCTTTCCTAAGTATTTCTTGGAAGTAGGGAACACCTATTGTTGTGTTAGCAAACCATTCACCAAAGTATGTTCTCAACGCTATCTTAATCTTCTGAGCAACACTTCCTATATTGTCTGTTGTGAGGGATATATTGAACCAATCAATATCATGCTCTTGTGTTAATCGCATATCAGCCATTACTGCACTCCATACGTTCCAGCACTACTTCCACTAGGAACTACCACTTGTGCTGATGAAGCGATATGTTCAACAATAGCTTCTGCTAATTTCTGAATCACCTGATTGTTATCTATAGCACCACTATCAAAATCAATTGTATCCACTTTAGACTTGATTAGAGAGGCTAATGTACTTGCTGATAGGGCCATATAGCCTCCTATAGTTTAAACGTGTCTAGGCGTGTTTTAAGGGCTTGTATTTGAGGTTTGTTGTTAATTGGTGTGAAGCCACTATAAATTGTGTTGGTTGTGATGTTACTAACCTCCTGCAACACTTCACTCAACAAAGTTATCAACTCTTCTGATTGATTACGTACAGCATATTTACTGGCTGTCTCAATTTCAACATCACCGTTGGCTCTCAGAAGGATTGTATTGCCTTTGAATTTAAGCTCAACGTCATTAGGGTTTGGGGATAAATTAGAAGTCTTTGTGTACAGCCCTGTCACAGCTACAGCATCATTCATATCATGTGTACGTCTTGTGGGAGCTACAACAGATTGCCCATCACCTTCAAGCCATGATTCTATATTTAACATACAGAAATCAACTTTCACTGTATCCCCTACTTGAACAGGGAATGACAACATACCACCACCAGCAGAAGGGAACACAACGGGGACGTTGTAGATTGTAGGGCCAACAAGAGATACACCATCAGACTCTAGAGTGTCAATCAATATACGTACAGTAACAACTTGTTCAGACTCAAACTTAGCGTTCTCTACAACTTCAGCAGGAAGTGATG